TGTAACTATGCGCTCTCTTATTGTTTGCCTAACGTGTGCCATTTATACCTCAATAATTAATTCTGTCATTCCCGTTCCGTCAGGTCGTATTTCTCTAATTTTATATCCAACAGAATCTATTGTTATTGTATCGCCAAAACTAGCACCTGATAAATCACTTGATCGACAAATAAAACGGGTCAACGTATAACCAATGCCCGCCTCTAATCCGCCGTCACTTTCAACAAATTCATTTTCTAATATGCCTGAAATACTAGAACTATTAAATGTAGCTACTGTACCAAAATCATTTTCATTTATATAAACTGATAAGTCGGTTGCACTTTCAACACCCATTATTTTATTCCTCTATTTCTAATATTTCTTTTATTACTGACAATTCTTTTTCTAATTCTTTAATTTTTTTTTCTAGTTCTTCTATTGTCGTCATTATCTTTTTTTAATTTTTGTTTTTAAATCTTTTTCTCTAACTTCTGGTTTATTATTTTCTGTAAAAATTTCTGCTTTACCCATACCCATTAATTGTAATGCTAAATTATTTTCTACGTCAATTACATCACCTGGATTCTGATGTACGCTTTTAATAGCAACACCTTTAACTATTTTTATTTTCATTTTGTATTTCCTTGTTTATAAATTTAAGCAGCTCAGGTTTTAATAAAATTTCTGTAATGCCATTACTCATAGCATTTACTATTTGCTCCTCGTTTGAATTTTGATCTAAGCCGTACGCGTAATAAATGGCGTGCATGAGCTCATGTAAAATAATATTTATACTTTGAGCTCCTTTGCCATTGGCTAAACTTTTATCGAGTATAATTTTATTATCTCGTGATAAGTATGCTCCCTGATATTCTTCGTTAATAATATCACTATCAACTAATTTTATTTTTAACTTAAAATGTCCTAATTGAAGAATATGAGGCAACATATTAAAATTTTTTCCTCCTAATTTAAACGCTGAGAGGGTTAAAGGGTTGGGGGTGTATGTTTACACCCCCTATAAAAACCCCTAGAGTTATTGATTAGCCAATTAAGTCTAAACAAGCTCCGAATGATTGTGCGTGTCTAACCGCAATATCAACATCATAGAATGACGCAATTCTAGTCGCGCCTGTTGTTGATAGTGAATACGGATCAACCATAACATCTAAGTTACCAAATTCACCTATGACAAGATCATTGAAATTACCAAAGATTAATGGTGAACTTGCTGACTGGTTTCCTTTTGTAAGGTTATCAGGCAACTGAGTTGTGCTGTATAGGTTGTAACCCATAAGATCATTTTGAACATTCATAATCATTACAGAATCAGTTGACGCAACTTTTGCTGTTTGCATCATCTTCGCAACAATTTTTGGAGTAGTAAACCAATTTAATGCTCCTAAGTCTGCTGAATCAGTTGCTACAGTTTCCCAAGTTTCAACAACGCTCGCCCAAGTTGGCGCGCCTCCGTTAGTAGCGATTGCGTGTGAACCAATGCCTGTGGTTGCTGTAATACCTGTAGGTTGATTTGATGAACCTGTACCAACGAGCGCCGCCTTATCAACTGCACTTGCTAAAGATGTAACAACATCTTTTCTTACAATCGCATCAATGTTTGGTGTTGCTTGGTGCATTAAATGTCTAGATATATCGACATAGGCACTTACAGTTTTAGGGGCTAAACTGACTTGACGATAAGTAGGAGCGCCCTCAGTTGGTGCGCCGTTTTCTGCAACCCAATAAGCTGTAGTTGCCGCGTTCATTGCAGGAATTGCAACGTCCCCAATAAGACCTGACAATACAGTTGCACCCGCTTGTCTAACAAATGATCTAGAACGTAAAGCCTCAATAAAGTTGCCCGCTAATAAATCAGTTGCAACTAAATTTCCGCCCGCTGTTGCTGAACCTTGCGTTAAGTCCCTTTTATTCCAAGAAATATCACTTGGTATAAATAAGCCTCTAGCTTGTTTGCCACTTTGTTTTGAAATTTGATCTGATAATTCTTTTTCAAAACCCGCCTCAGACCAATCGCCTGTAGCCATAGCTTTAATGCCTCTAGCAAAAGAATATTGTCTTTCTTCTTTTTTTGTTAAACCTACTTCATCAGTTGGTTTATCTAAAGGTTTAGAATTACCAATAGCATTTAAAACTTGTCCTCTAAATTCTGCTAATGACACGCCGTCATTAACTGCTTTATCAGATAGCTCTTTTTGTTGGTGTCTTGCGCCTAAGTCTTGGATATCTCGGATTCTTTTAGTTTCTTCCGATCTTGCCTGAGCTTGCACGCTTGCAACATCAACTTTAGGAGTATCTTTAATTTCTATGTTTTCGTTTTCCATAGTTTTAGTCCTCTCTTGTTGTTGAGTTATTATTACTTTGTTTGTTTCATCATTTGCCCTACCAATCCCAACGCTTGCGCTTTGATCTGCGGGTATTGAAACAACGCTTATTTCTAAAGGCGACCAATCGCGAACTATAAAAGTATCCCTCTTTTCTTTACTCTTAGATTGTCTTTCCATTTTGTTAATTTGGTAGCCCACAGAAATATTACTGCGAATTCCGTCCTTAACGTCTTGATAAATTTCATTAGCCAATTCACTTTTCCCAAAGCGAACAACAGCACGCCCAACGCGGTCTGTATCTATGCTAACTCTTTCTATCACTCCGATTTGTTTGGTCATGTCGTGATCTAATAATAAAGGCGATCGTCCACTATCCATAAAATCGGTATCTACTGAACTCCTAGCATGATCTAAAACCTCAAAGCCAAAACTACGCTCAACGGGTTCTTCACTACTAAAAGCTAAATCTACTGTTCTATTTTCGTCATTTATTTTTCTACTTGTTGCTAATCTAAATTGTTTTTCTAAATTAGTTTCACTAAGTCCTGATAAATCAATATTGCGTTCTATTATTTTTTCTTCTTCTTTAACGCTTATGTCTTTTTTATCTTCGTCATCATCATATGATTGTTCAGCAATAGTTTCAGCTACTTGCGATTTGCCAAATTTAATTGTAACCGATTCATCATCTTCAACAATTTCTTGAATATGTCTTGACGATTTATCTTTTTCTTCAACTTGTTTCTTCGTCATTTTCTTGTTCCTCATTATTGTTTGTTCTTGCCCCAAATGGTTCAAATTGAATTTGTATATCGTATTCTTTAGCTAGTTCTTTTTCTCGCTGAATAGATTCAAATAATGTTTCAACGTCCCGTCCATAATTAGACGCAACATCTTGCATAGAAATAAAACCCATTTGTATTGCCTCTTTTTGTGCTTGCACTTCTTTTAATGGATCAATCCAAGTAAAAGATCGAGGAAACCAAACAGGTCTATTAAATTTTAAATACTTGCTTGCGGGTAAAGGTACACCGCTTGAACCTGATAACGCTCCTTTAAGTAAAGCCATATCAAGCCAAGTAGAAAAAACTTTAGTATGAAACATAGAAATAATACGGCTTTGTTCTAAATGGTAAAAGTCGCGTTCTTCTAATGCCCCTTGTCGTAAACTAGAATAATTAACACTCTCTAAATCACTTGCTAAAGAGTTATAAGAAACACCTAAAGAACAAGCTATTGAACGTAAAACTGTTTTTGTAAAATCGGTAAAGGCGCTTGACGGGTGTTGCGGATCAAATGTTTTAAAATCTACGCCTTGCGGTAATTGTTCAAATGTTCCCGCCTCCGCGTTCATTACCATATTGTTTGTATTTACTGTGTCCTCTCCAACGTATTCGTCCCCTGTAGCTGAGGTAAAGAAACCCATTTTACTTGCGCTTACTCTACTTGCTACTAACTCAGCCTCTAAATATCCGTCTAACATTTTAAGATTAGTCATAGCGGGCGTTAAAGGTGGTATGCCTCGTGTTTGATTTGGGAATTGATGATTGTAAAAATGTATTATTTCTTCGGCGGGTATAATATTATAATCATCTGTGCTATGCGTATTAAAACCATTTTTATTAGGGTGATCTTTAAATAAATAATAATTAATAGGTTTGCCAAAACTATCTTTTTCAACACCCATAACAATCTCATTTTTATCTTGCGATCTAGCTCTATTTAGTTTGTGATCCAAATAATCTGAATCCATAAACTCTAAAGCAAAACCATAATTGTTATTATAATTTTTAACTAAACGGATTAATACTTCTCCGTCCCTTGCGTATGTTTCCGCTAATAATCTTTGACACGCAATCCAATTTAATTTGCCGTCAACTGTTGGTGATTCATTGCCCCAATCTTTAAATCTATTTTCAATAATTGTATTAGCGCCTCTATCAAATGCGCCTGAATCATCTTTAGCTCTATTTTGTAATGATACGCCGTTAGCACCAATAGTATTAACAACATACACTTGAATAAATTTTCTAGCATAAGGATTATTGCGCGCTAAATTTCTAGCTCTATCGCGTAATGTTTGTAATGAGCTTTTTAATATTTCGTCCTCAGGCTTAGAGTTAGTAACAAAATCATTTAATAATCTAGTATATTGGCTAGCTTTATAATTACGTTTTTTTTTCTTTTTAAAAATATCAAATATACCCATTACTAAAACCTATCAAAATAATCTTTATGTGGATCAGTTTGCCCAAAGCGTGCTTTAATTAAATTACCTGAACCCTCGCCGTTTCTAATGCGCTCTAACTTAATTTCTTTATTGTATTCACGTCTATAATAATCTCGCCACTCAACTAATTCTTGCGGTGACATTTTAGCTAATGATCTACCCGCTATAGAGTAAGACATAACGTCTGCGTCTGCTCTATTTTCTAAAACACTTTCAATTTTATCAAGCATTTTTTTCGCGTGTGTTCTTGTATCGCCTGTTGAGGCAAATAGATTATCTTTAACCTCTATTGTTCCCTCATCAATCGTAATAGTTTCTGAATCTGCTGTGCGTGTTACTCTTATAGCCCAAGTATAAATGCCTGTTGTATAATTAGCTGTATTAGAATTATCTAAAGTAAAAATATAATTATTACCGCTTTCACTAGCTGTAGCATTAAAAGTTGTTGAGCCGTTTGATTGTAGCCTTGCTGAAAAAACTACGCTGTGTGTACTTGTATCATAATCTGAATCTATATCTGTTCTTTGCCAAATTACAGTATCGCCTTTTCTAAATGTTTTAGGTTCGGTAGTTGCATAATCAGTTAAAGCGTTCATTTATTTTTTCCTTTTTATCTACGCCAACTGTTTGCAAAGTTAGGGCGTAATCTTTTTTTCGTTAATTGTTTTCCTTGTTCTTCTTTAGAAAAGGTTGTTGATCTCATTTCTAAACGATCAGCTAATTTATTTATGTCTGTATTAAGAGCGGTAAAACTAGCCATAGCATAAACACGGCAATCTAAAGCCTCGTTACGCGGTCGCATTTTAACCCACTCTCTTTTAGCAAAACCTTTATGATACCTAGTTACAATTTTCTCTGCTGTTAATTGTCTAAAATATTCCTGATCGTAATCTANTGGAAAATGACAATAACCTGATCCTTCATCTTGCACTTTAAGACGCGAATAAATTAATTCTTTTGCTGTATCTACACCAACAGGAAATAAAGGTATCTTGGCAATATTTGTTTTTGTTGGTCGTCCTAATATTGGTTTACCTGTTCCCGCAACACCTTTAATTGCATAAATACGTTTAGCAAAACGTGGTTTACAAAACTGATAAACATTTTGTGTATGTGCGCCTGAATCAATACACGCTGAACTAATGCGTAATTCAACACCACTATCTAATTTAAATGTTTTATTTAATTGCTCATCTAGTTGCGTCCATATATTCGGGCTAGAAGGATCACCATAAATAACATTGTATTCTAATGACCATGTTTCCTCATTACGTCCAACGCCTAAGATCTCCATTTCAATACGATTGTCTTGTATATCGACACCCGCAACTATAACAGCAACACCACTTGGAATATTGCCTGATCCTGTTTGGTAATTTTCACGTCTATCAAATAAATTCATATTATCAACTTGCTCGCCCGCGTCCTCCCATGATTCCGCTAAGTAAGTATTCGTAAATACGCGTAAAGTTTCAGGTAGTTTTCTTGCTTGATAAAATTCTATTGCGCCTTCTCTTAAACTTGTCCAACCTGAATATAATCCTGATAAATGAAAACCCGCTATGCCGTTAAACTTAGCACTTGCTACCCATTTACCTTTTCTTATTGCTCTAAGTCTATCTGCGTCCGTCCAAGCCTTCTCACATTTAATACAAATATATTCTGCTGTTTCAGGTCTACCCTTTTCCCATTTAACTTGTGACCATTTTAATTCTTGGTAATGATTACAATGCGCGCAAGGTATATGATATTTTCGTTGATCGCTTAAATTATAACTAGCCTCTATTCTACTTGCGCCTTTAACAGTTGGCGTAGAGGTCATAACAAATTTACGATTATAAAAAGTTGCTGATCGTTTTCTTGCTAAACTTACAGGATCGCCCTCAGCTCCACTACTCATAGGAAACCTGTCACATTCATCAACTAAAACAATTCTAATGGGTCTGCTTGCAAGTGAACTTGGCGAATTAGAACCACACATTGTTAAATGACCGCCTGAGAATTCTTTGTGCATTATTGTATTGCCTGAATCTCTACTACGCGGATCGCGTACTAAATCATTTAAAATAGGTGTATCGCGTAACATTGGCGTAACCCTATCTTTACTAAATGCGCCCGCCATATCTAACGTTGGTTGAACAACTAAAATTGGTGAAGGTTCATGTTGTATAAAATAGCCAAGTGTATTTAATAATATTTCTGTCTTACCGCATTGTGAGGCGGTCATTACTATAACTTGGTCATTACTAGGATCGCTAACAGCGTCCATTATTTCACGTTGATATTCTGCTCTAGCGGTAATCCAACGACCCGCCTCTGCACTAGCCTCAGGGCTAAGATGTCTATTAAGATCAGCCCATTTACTAATTGTTAGGGGCGGTGGTGGTGTGAACCTGTTGAGGCTCTTGTAAATTATTTTCTGTAGTTTCTGTTTCGCTGTTATCGTTGAGCTGTATGTCATATTTTGCTAATTCTTCTAAAGCCTCGTTTATGTTATCTTCTAAATAGGTCTTAATTACTTTCTGATCTGTTTCTGCTGATAACAAAGGGCTTAACTTTGTAGGTATTGATAAAAGTTTTGATTTAGCTGTTGTAATTATGTTAGTCATTAAATGCTCAACATCATCTATTGCGATTGCCTCGCCTTTAGCTTTTGCTGATTCAATTTCTGTTAGTTCAGCCTCAGCTTGTAGTTTTCTTCTACGCGCCTCCTCTAAATTAACAACCTGTCCTGTTTCTTTTTTTAATTTCTCTATAACATCAACTAATAAATATTCTTTTCTATTACCTGATTGTTTTATTGGTTCAACGCGTCCTAGTATTAATCCTAGCTTACGCCTATCCATACCAAGCTCAGTAGCAATCGCACTAGGCGACCATGTTTTAGGAATCGTACTCATATATTTTAAAGTGTATATTATCTTATTGTGTATATCTTTTTTTACGCAATATTTTTAATAAATTTATGTTCGATTTATAGCGGTTTTCTGTCATTATTTAACTATGTCATTTAGAGCTGCTAATCACCAGGAATCCCTATTGTGTATATATACTAAAAGTGTATA